TGGCAATTACATTTATGGAATTGTTGTTAGTACACATGGAGATTTTGATAGCTGTAAGCATGGTGTTAAGATGCTTAGTACTGCTGTTATTGATTCTCTTCCCGAGGATTTTTCTGATACTGGAATGCATTTTGCCCCCTCTTGTGAGTTTGTTTCTACTCCCTTACATGAATCTAGCCCGTTGAGACATTATTCCTTGGATACAAATTTAGTTCCTATTGGATCGATTTCGGCACCACGGAAGCATTTCAAGAGTGAAACTACTAGATCTTTGATTTATCAGGATTTAGTAGATCACTTAGGAGAAATTCCTGAATATGGTGCTCCAAAGATGCGAGGCGGTTTCCACGAAGGGGTGTATAAACATCCTATGATCCATGCCGCTGCAAAGCGTGGGAAGAACAAGTCGATTCGAGATCCCAAGATCATGAAACAATGTGCTGACGCAGTTGAGAATGATCTTGCGAGTCAAATCGATTTGAGATCTATTACTCTGTTGTCAGTTGATGATGCTGTTAATGGTATTCCCGGAAAACGCTTTGTTGACAAACTACCTCGCAATACTTCTGCCGGTCTTGATTTAGTTGGGAAGAAGTCGGCTCATATGACTGAACCTGACGAAAATCAACGAGTCTCTTTGCTTCCACAAATTGTTGAAGCTATGGATGATTTAAAGGCTCGGTACATGAGATTTGAACGGGGTGGTGTTGTCTTTGATGGATGTTTGAAAGATGAGGCACTACCGATATCTAAGATTGAGAGTTTCAAGACCCGTTTCTTTACTTCCGTTTCGATGTATTTCATCATTTTGCAAAAGATGGTCTACGGACATCTATGTGCAGCTTTGATGGAAAATAACATTGGAACCGGAATTGGAGCAGGTTTGAACTGTTATTCCGATTGGGAAGCCTTGTATGTTTTTCTGAACAAGTATGGAACTTTTATTGATCGGTGTATCGCTGGAGATTTCTCTGGCTTTGACTGTGAGATGTGTGCTATTCGTATGTTCCTGGGATTGTCAGTCTGTCGTAACTTGCTTATCCGCTCGGGGAATTTTTCTCAGGAGTGGTTGCAAGTGGCGGCAGGTTTGAATAATGATTTAATTCATCCTTTTGTGAATTTCAACGGAGATATTGCACAGATTTATGGTTCCAACTGTTCAGGGCATTTTCTCACACTTATTCTGAATTGTGTTGTCAATATGATTGATATGCGTTATGCATTTGTAATTGGAACTGGCCTTCCAGCTAGTTCTTTCAACAAATTTGTCGCTGCTAATTTTACTGGTGATGACAACATTATGGCAGTTCGATATCCGATTCGCTTTGATCACACACTCATTCAGAAGATCCTTGGTGATGTGGGGATTACTTATACGATGGCTGATAAGACATCGGATAGTGTTCCTTACGTTCGAGGAGATTCTGTTGAGTATTTAAAGCGTACATTTTCTGTGATTCAAGATAAGGTCGTTGCTCCTCTTTCTAAGGATTCGTTGATCAAGAGTCTTTCAACTGTCACGAAGTCGAAAGTTCTCTGTGAAGAAGAGCAAATGGCTCAGATCATTGAGGTTGCCAATCGTGAATATTCTCTTCACGGTAAGGAGACTTATGATAAGATGCATGAAATCTTTATTGACATTATTGATCGAACACCTGAATTACG